CATATATGTAACATTTGTTCTCGACTCTCTTCAGGTATTGGATTATCACGTGATGTTATAATATTCACTTCTAATTCACCTGTCCAATCAGAATCTAACATTCTAGGTTGTATCTCTATAAAATATGAGCTTGCTGGTCTGTTTTCTAATATCATTATACTCTCCTTATTTTTTTGTTTTTAAATTTAATAAACTGTAAATGTTTGTTCTTACCTTTTTCTTTAAGCCAATCTTCAGGTATTATCCTATCGTAGTATCTGAAGCCATGTTTAATACACCACTCTGCGTATGTAGATTTCGCACCTTTGCTTAACTTACTTCGACTGTTTGTAAATACAAATCTAATATCTAGCTTAGGGTGTTGCTTCTTTATGCACAGATGCTTTCTTCTGTCTGTAGTCAAAAACCTACCTTTAGTTTCTATTATAATACCATTGTTTAATATAAAGTCAGGTGTATAGGTGCGATAAGCTAAATCTTCCCATTCTATCTTGATAGATTCATAACCGTATTCATAGTTTATGATATCAAGAGCCATAGAAATTTTATGCTCTAATCCACTCCTATACCCATACTTTATTGCTTCTCGTCTTACCTTATGAGGAGACATTTACAAGTACTCTTCTTTTAACTCTGTATAATATACTGTAGGTGGTATCTTAGCTTTTGACATAACAGAAGGTAACTCTTTTAAATTCTTCCAACATGCATGTTTGTAATCACAAAAGCCACAGATAACTCCTAGTCTTCTGTTTCCTGTAGGTTTAGTTCGCCATGTTTCTGCTGAATCCTCAAAGCAACGTGCAAACTTATTATGCTTAACAGTCTCCACTGTTGCTCTTATCCTCTTCATCTCATAATCTACCTCAGCATTTTGTGCTGACACATACTTAAATTTACCGTTAGCTTTATTAACTACCCACCAACCACCAATCTTCTTCTTAGCAGCTTTTGCGTAACCAACTAACTGACTCACATAACCAAATGAATCACCTTCCCTTAGAGTATCAAAGTTAGTAAACTTATTATCGTATGACAAACCTGAAGCAGACTTAACATCATCAACTGCACCATCAACTACTAAGTCATAAGTGCCTGATATATTTGTACCATCTACATCTAAGGATACATGTTCAGGCTCTTCATACTTGACTCCTGCACCCCTTAGTAATCCTTTAAATACTGCTTCAACAATATCTCCTAACATCATATTCATCATAAAGTTATTTGGCTTTGGAGAAGCTAGTTCAGGTTTATTCTTTTCAAACCACAGTTGGCATGTTGGTTTACCCAAGTTGGACATACGTAGTCTAAATTCACCACGTTGATTACCCCCACCAAACTGTTTTCTAAGTGCATCCTTTACGTCATTGCCTACTTGGTCTATTACTTCTTCAGACATAGCAGACTTACCATTTATAGCATCAGACATATACTGATGTACTTTCAGTTCAGCAGGGTGACTCATTAGGCTACTCCTTCTTCTACTTCTACATCTATAAACTGCTCAACAGTCTCTATCTCCTCATCAGAGGATGTCTTCTGATTAGCATAGGCTTTCTCATCAAACTCTTTATAGATATAGTCATTGAAGTTCTTAATCCAATCCATAAAATCAGAGAACAATTTATGCTCTGCTTCTGTTATTTCATAGGACTTATTAATATCTACACTTGCATTAGGTGTGTAGAAACTACTTCCATTAGGTAATGGATTCTCTGTAGTCTCAGAGAACTCAATCCTATGTTGCAATGGTAGCCTTTCCTTTTGACTAAAGATAGTAAACTGATCCCCTACTGTTTTGTAGGCATCCTTATTATCAATTTCCCAAATAAAAGGAACTTCTCCTAACGTCACTTCATTACCATTTACATCTACAGGATTAGCTAGTTGAACTGTACCAAATACAACTCTAACTCTTTTTATCTGTCTAATCAAATCTTGCATATCAGATGGTAATGCCTTGAAGTCTTTTATATAACCTGTAGGTTTACCACAATTAAACTTACCTGTGTTATCCTTCAAGTCTATATTAAGAGTATCTGCCATAATAGTTCTATGGTAAGTACCCTTTGGCTCTCCCTGCTTTGCATTGGAGTTAGCTAGGTATCTTCTATACATAAATCTCTGTACAAAAGGTCTTATTGACAACTCTTTCGCATAATAAAATGTAGACTTGTCACCATCTATAACTTCTAGACGATATGATCCACCTTCTATTACCTCTGTCTTTTTATTTTTACCATTGACTTCTTCATAACCCATCAATGGAGAGTGCCATATTCTCAGTCTATTTAAATTATTAGACTTCTTAGAAGAACCACTAGATTCTCCTGATATACCCATAGCTTTAGCCATAGCGGCATAGTTATCGGTATTTATACTTACTATTTCTGACATATATTTTTCCTTTCTATTTATTAAGTTTCATAGTTATATCATGCAACGTCTTTAGTGTCAAGCCAATTATCACCTATTTTTGCTTCTAATAATAAAGGTACATTAAACTCAATTCTAAATTGTTTCTCAATAATATTAGTTAAATTACTATTGAGTTGTTTTATTAAGTACAATACTTGTTGTACTTCTTCAGGGTGAATATCAATTACTACAGAATCATGTACAGAATTTACTATACAGGACTTGTATCTAGCTAACATGTCATCCATGTGTACCAACACTAAGGGTACTATATCAGCAGTAGCAAATGACTGTACAGGATAATTCTTTATCTGCGTAAAGTGACTTACACTGCCATTTCTTCTTCTTTCTACATCAGGAAAAGAGAACTGTCTACCTGATGGTGTTGTTATCATCCTAGACTCTAAAGCTTCTTTAGCCAATCTGGAGTGCCATAACTTGATACCTTGGTACTTCTCCGTGAACTGTTCATAATATTTTGCTTCAGCAGACGTTCTCCCAAATCCTGTTGCTCCATAGAGGGGTGCAAAGGTATGAGCTTTTGCTTCTTGCCTACTAGTCTTCTGACCTGATTCCGTAATGACAGAAGCAGTGTATGCATGTACATCAAATCCATCTTCAATCTCCTTCATTGCTATTTTATCTTGTGACAGGAAAGCTGCTGCCCTAAACTCTAATTGAGCAAAGTCAGCTTCAAGTATCTTTCCCCCTTTCCATCGTGACACAAAAACCCTCTTAACAGGAAATGTACCACCCCTAGGCATATTCTGCATGTTAGGTTCTGCTCCACTAAATCTTCCTGTAGATGTTCTGTGTTGTAATAATCTCACATGTAGTTTGTTATCAGGTTTTAGATATATATTTATACCTTCCACAAAAGACGACAGGTAAGTATCTAATGCTGATACTCTTTGTAGATCAGTTAAGAACTGTAAAGCTTCTGTATTGTTAGTTCTTTTAGCTGATGTTTGTAGTGTAGCCAACATATTTTTATTGACACTAAACCCATTAGCAGTAACCCATTTAGCAGACGGTGGATTAAATTTAAATCCTGCTATTTTATTTGTAGGTTTAAAGTAATACCCACTACCGTCACAACTAGGACACTTGGGTTGTTTAAGGTAAGGACTGCCATCTTTCTTTATCTTCCTAAGATAGCCTGTACCGTAACAATCACTACAAGTGACTGCCGTAGTTTTATACACTATATCAGAGTGTGTATTTATATTATAACTGAAGTCAGACTTATTCATATAGGGAGTAAAGTGATTCATCCATGTAGCTTTTTCTTTAGGCTTACGACTATATATAACCCAAGACATCTGTTCAGGACTGTTAAGGTTTATAGATGTATCACCCATCAACTGTATTACCTGTGATTGTAGTCTCTTTTCAGTCTCCTTCTTCTCCTTCTCAAACTCGATGCGAACATCATCTAATTTAGTTTTATCAACTGAAAATCCTCTTTTATATATCTTAGCTAGTATAATAGACACTTTATTAGTCAGTAATACTGAATCCATCAACCCACTATACTCACTACTATTTAGTTTCTTATATAGTTCATCGGACAACTGCTGAGTAGCATGTAAATCAGCAGACAGATATTCTGACAACTCTTGAGGTGGTATCTCATCCACTCCCATATCTTTCTTAAAATATTCTTTTAGTGTGTCTTGCTTCTTAGTATCCAAGTCATATCTCTCAGCACAGGCTTCAAGTGACAGAGGTTGTTTAACACCTCTCTGTATTATGTACTCTGCTAACATAGTATCAAATACAGGACCTTCATAATTAAATCCACACTCCCATAACCACATTAGATCGTAAGATATATTATGACCTATTAGTATAGTAGCTTTATCTAATAAAGGTTGAACACCGTCAAAGTTATCTCTAAATAAATATTCTTCTCCTGTATCTGTGAGACAACCTACCATGACTAACTTATTAGTAGATTCAAATGGGTCAAGATGCATCTTACCGTCTCTCTTTGTTACTGTATTTTCTACGTCAAGTGTTAGTTTCATCGTTTGTACTCCTTATGTAATTTATCAGATAATATATATGTATTAATAAAATGAGTCAAGTCATTTTTATGCATATACCATTTATTCTTATGTAACACTCTCCAATTATTATTTAACAAGGCTACTATATATTTATTATTGACTAATACCAAACCATTTTCATATTTTTGTACGTGTAACCCTGCTTCAACTAAACCTATGAGTTTTTTCAATCTTTTTGCTTGTCTCTCAGGTGAATTTGAGTAGTAGTCTTTGTGATAATTACTTTCAGAACAAGCTATAGCACTCTGTTCAGCAGATTGTAGTTTTGATCTCAAGTCATCTAAATCGTCTTTTGTATATGTATCCTCTTGTATTTTACATTTATCCTTATGCTCATCTAAATACCTCATTGCATTAGCTAGTCTTTTAGTTTCATCAGCAAATGCTCCAAGTCCTGTATTACAATGATGACATATCCAACCTCTAAATGTATTGGTCTCATGGCAATGATCTAATACCCAATTTTTCATTCTCATCTGACCATACTTAGATATCTCTTCTATATCTCTTTCACATATAGGGCAACAATAATCTTCATTAGGGTAGTCATTCTCACCCCTTAGTTTTTTAATTATAGCCTTATGTCCATTCTTACATGACTTACAGGTTCTTTTTATCTCACCTGATTTCATGGCAATAAACTGTGTTACAGGTTGTTCTATATCACACTTGATACAAGTTAAATATTTTGTCATACCTCATACCTTCCTATTTTATAGTTTAGTGTACATATTCTAGAACCATGCCACCCTGTCAGTTTATTCTTAACAACATTAAGATGTCTTTGTAAATCCTCTTCGTCATCTTTACTGTCTTGCTTTGGTGGATTCTTGGCAATAAGTATCATCAAATCTGCTTCTGCAGCTTTTCCTGTACGTGATCCTTCCATCATAGCTTGGTTAAGTATAATCTTACCCTCTGCATCAGCAGATAGTTGAGACATATAAAACACTGCACACTCATGTTGCTTGGCAATCATACGAGCATGTATAGCATTAGCTTTGAGTGCTTCATCAGGTCTTGAAAACCCACCTGTTCTCGCAAACTTATCTCCCATATCTAAAACAATAACATCAGGCTTGTAAGACTTACATACACTCTCAACCCATGCCATGTCACGATTGGAAGCATCTTTAATCTTTATATTTTTCTTTATAGGCTCATACAAGTCTCTTGCCTTAGTAGGGTTTGCTTTTATCTCTTGCATAGTCATACCTGTTGATGCTGTTAAATATCTAGCACCAACTCTGTGGCTACCCTCTTCGTTACATAAGACAATACAACTAGCACCTTGATGAGCCAACCCATTAGGTCCTGCAATCATACTCGCATGAAAAGATGTTTTACCTGTATTAGGTCTTGCACCTATCTCAATCAAGTGTCCTGCATTAACTCCACTAACTTGTCTAGTCAAGGCAGGTATATTGAAGTGCCATCTCGCTTCTAAATCATTCTTTGATAATAATGTTTCTATATCCATATCATCCCACTCCACGTTTAAATCAGGTGTAAAGTCATCATTGTGTTGTTCAATCAAACGTCTCAACGGTTCTAGGCTTGTCTGTGATCCATTGACATACTCAAAGCCTAAGTTGGCAACGTCTTCTCCAACTACTTGTTGAAACAACTTGGATAAAACTTCTTGTGCTATGTCTCCACCTAGAGGTGTTTCTTTCTTCACCTGTGCAAACATAGACGAGTAAGCCTGTTTCTGTGCAGTAGTCAACGTAGGATTACTAGACATGAATAATGCTTCAATCTCGTCTGGTGTCACTGTTCTCTCATATCTGTCCATAGCAGAATCTATTGCATTTTTTATCTTACGAGAGTCCTTGCTGAACAGTCTATCAGGGCATTTCGCTCCTCTATGCTCAGAGTAAAACTCTTTATCCATTAAGCTTCTTAGTAGTGCTAGTTCCATATTATATCTCCTTTGGGGTTAGGTTCATTAAATTAGTTATATCTATATCATTCTTATATTTCAAGTCATCTGTTAAATTTAATACATATACATTCTGTACGTATGCTTTTAACTCTTTAGCAAAAGATAGTGTTTTAGGTAATGCATCAGGGTCTAGTGCTATTATGGCTGTTGAGAATCGTGTCATGTATTTCTTATGTGCTTCTGATAATGACGTACCTAACACTGCTACCCCAACATATATATCACTACCAATTACTGATGCACTGACACAATCCTCAACAACAACTGCGACTTTACCACATCCAAAAGTGAAAGGCAAGTCACTATTACCATATCGTTTCCACTTAGGTAGTCGCTTGGTAACTGATCGACCCACTGCATCTAGGATAGTACCTCTATCTTGCACAGGGAATACAACACGTTTCTCTTTTACGTCATAGTGTAAGTTAACTGCATCGGCATCTACACCCCACTTAAGACAGAAGGTTAGTGTCTCCCATCGTTCACCATGAGGTACAACGTACTCAGGTAATACGAATGTTTCATTGTCTTTTAGTTTCTTCAGTGTACCCTTTATATCATCTACAGTTAGTCTAACCTTACTGTTACCACTTACACTACAGGTAACCTTGTAACAATTCCACAAGAGACGACCCATATTATTTGTAACAGTAAATGTTTTATAACCATTACAATTAGGACAGTTGATTCTTTTTGTATCTCCGTTACCTACATTTAGGTCTATTACATATTCTCTTATATTAATCATATTATATACCTTTCATTATATATGTTATTATATATATTCCTTTGGGCAATGACAATGCCTTGTAACATGGGAATTTTAATCCGTCAACCCCCTTCGTGTATTCAAGGCTAGGCTTGCACTTTTGAGTGTGTTCTTCATGTAAGGTTTTACGGATTGTGGATTGGCATGACCTGTAACCGACATAATATTACCCATAGAGACACCTGCATCCACCATTTCAACTGTGCCTGTTCTCCGTAAATCTGATAGTCTAAGCTCTTTAGACAACTCAGCAGTATCCATAATCTTTCTAGCTAGTTTAGGTAGCTCGTGTAAAGAATAAGGTCTGTACACCCCCTTAAAAGCCTTTGTACGAGGTGTTACATACTCCTGAAATCCAAACTCTTCATTCTGTTGCTTTAACATACCTAGTAACTCATCTGATATAGGTAAAAATACTTCTGCTCTACGTTTAGACTGTTCTATATGCATAGTACCTTTATTTAAATCTAAGTTAGACCATTTAATTACCCTCATATCACCTAATCTTTGACACCATTCATATGCCATCTGTGCTATAAGTCCTATATTACGTGTGCTAAAATCAGAGTAAGCAGTATCAAGAAACCTGATAACGTCATCTTTTGACCACACTACTTTTCTAGCTAATGCTTTTCTCTTTTTTATGTTTGCGAAAGGATTTAAATTATAAGTCTCCATTTCTATTGCATAATTATATACAACCCTAGCTACGGATACAATGTGATTGGCAAGGGGAACACCCCTGCCACACCACTGTTCATAAGCTCTCTTTGCAAGCTTACTAGATATGTCACTTAGTTTATGACCACCTAATTTTGTACCACCATCTATCTTTGTGTCATTCAGTATACCTAAAAAGTATTGATACTGTGCTTTAGTTTCTTTACGTAAGCTATTGAAATCAAAGGATAAATAATAGTCATTTATTAAATTAGATAATTTCATTTTAGGCTGCAATCAATGATTTAAATTCAGGAGATGATACCCATTGTGATACCTTCTGCTCTCTTGCCCACATAGATTGTGCAACAGTATCCTTACCTGTGTTTCGTAGTGTGAAACCATTTCTCTCATCTGCATAAGATGCATAGTTTGTGAAGGCAGAGTATAGTGCAAACACATTCTTACCTCTCTTAGATATTTCTACACAAGCTAACTCGTACATCTTCTTAGCTAACTTCTCTGACTTGATTATCTTCTCCAGTAAAGTCTTACCATCTACGTTGAGTGGTGTATCAGCCATTGACTGTAGGTATCTTTGTCTTGCATCAAAAGTACTCTTAGAGTTTTTGAGTTCTCGTATAAAAGTCTCTATGTCAAAGCCTGATGTATTCTTCTTACGTACTGTGTCGTACTCTCCTGTAATCTGACCATTAGTACAGTAAGTATCTATAGCACCAAAGTGTACTTGATTAGAACATGAGCCATCAATAGCATGTAAGCCTATAATTCTCTCATTGATAACTGTCTGATGTTTAGCTGTAGTTATTGTATGTGATACATTAGGCAATGTGATGTCTACTAGTGACCAAGCATTATTTCTAGCACTTCTTAGTTTAACCTCTGCACCATATAAATCTTTGAAGTCACGATTGTCTTGTATAACATCTTCCATAGCATTAAAAAATGCAGGGTGTGATGCACACTTAAAGCCACTACCTACAATGCCCATGTACTCACCTGTGTCTTCTCTGACTACATACTTGTGGTCTCTCATCTTAGTAGGCTCATAAGCTACTTTAAAGTCTAATTTTTCATCTAACTTAATTAATTTGTCTTGTACTATATCTAATGGCATATTGTATTCTCCTTTTGGTTGGTTGTGTCGTCAGTAACGACATAGATAATTGTGTTGTATAAGATATTGAGACAGAAGTCAAGTCTTATATTCATAAGACCCACTCCATCTTGTATAATGTCCATGTTCGCACTCAACTTTAGCACCAACAATACTAGCAAGTTGAAACTCCATTCCATCTAGCTTACATATCTGTTCGTAATCTAGTGGAACTTTTTCATCTGTGTTTGCATTGATGCTACGTAAGTCCTCAAGCAT